GTCAATGTCCAATCGCTGGAGTCGGGAATCGATAGGTAGTCATCAGTGCCGTCGAGCAGCAGCACCCCGTCATTAGTTCCAAACGGATCAGCCTGACCTGTATCTACCTGTGCGTTGCCATTTGCAGTGACCGTATGGTTGCTGTTGCTCTTGTCGGGAAATGTGGTGGAAGCATCCGCGCCGTCCATATGCAGATGAAGAACGGTTTTTGTTCGTATCTGATGGTTCCTGCGACCAGCTAAAAATGCCTGTCCCATTATTTACTCCGCAAACACGGCGTCGCGCATCGCCTGAGTTATGTCGGCGGCGGCCAAGGCGGAGTCAGCAGCGAGGCGTCTTTGGTGCCTGCGGATACCAGCTTCACATGTCGCGTTATCGGCAGCGGCATCAGCAGCAGCGGCTATAACAGCGTCAATGTTGTTGCGCCTATCTGGGGGTTCCAAAATCGGCTTACTGCCGTCCCCCTTGCATTTCCAGTACTTGGCGGGTTGGAGAACCCCGCCACGGGTCGGCAAGTCGGAGGGCTGTAAGAGATTAGTAATGCCCAGATTGACCACATGCTCGCTATCGACAGAGTACTTATTGGACCCTGCCTTGTTAAAAATCCAGCAATCGTTGCTGTTGATGTATTGCTCAATGCTGTGAACACGTTTCACCACAAAGGTTGTTTTATCCATTATCCACATATCAAAGGACTCCAGCTATGGTTATATCCAGCGGAATTTGACAAACAACGGAAAGGATACGGACAACATCCGTCAGATTGTCGGCACCAGTATCGGACCTTTCCAAGCGTAGCGACACCATGCGACCGGGAGTGGCCATGGTGGCAAGGTCTCCGGGATCAGAAAACTGGACCGCGTTTGCCTGCGCGTTATTGCCGTCTTGAATAGTGTCGACAAACACGACCGCGCTGTCAATGTCATCGCCATTTTGGAACGGACGAGCCGAAAGCTGGAACTGCGTGAACAGCGAACTGTTGGTGTTGGGTGATGTCCACGTATAGAACCAGCGGATGGGCGCGGTCGTTAGAAGATTCGGTGGCAACCAAAACCCATTGTGTACATATCCATAGTCAGTAGCCCCATCGGCAAACTCCAAAAAATCAGCATGTCCAAACTGTGCAGTCGTTTCTTGAAATGTTCCCGCAGCAAAGGGTTCCGTAACATCGGGAACGAATCGATTGGCTGGAATGATGATTGGGTCGGAATAGGCGATATTGCCGCCACCACCACCACCGCCGCCGCCGCCTAATGGAGGATTGAGTCCCATCTTAGAATCCCTCCGCAACCTTGATTGCGTCTGCCGCCAGCGGCGCTCCGGCCGCAGTCAGCGTCACCACTCGCATGATGACCAGCTCCAGCACGTTGTTCTCCCAGTTTGCCCCGTCAACCATCTTGATCATGGTCGTGGAGTCGGTGGGGTCACTCGCGGAGTCGTTCTCAAACGCAATGTAGATATCTTGGCCTGACTCGTTGTAGATGCCAAGGAATTTGCGCTTCGTGTTCGCCCCTACCATCTCGGTTGCCGTATCGTCGGCCGCGATAGTCTTCGGGACGATGGGCATTCTGCCAATCGTATTCGCCATTTTGAAGTACCTTCAGTTCTTTCTTTCCAACTGCTTCGGATACTTCAATCGCTGAGTCTATATCTGGGACTATTCCAGTCGCAATGCCCGTCTTGAAACTCTTACGATGTTCTCGTACTGAAGATCAAGTCTGGTTCTCTTTTCTGCAGAAGTCATTCTGTCGTTTTCATAGATGAGATTTATTTTTGCCCATCTCTTAGAAAGGTCATCAACAGCACGATTGATCCGGCCCTTTTGCAGCAGCAGATCCCGATTCTGCCGACGAAGACGCTTCCGCTCGTCTGGACTGCGAGCCACCTTGATCTGCGCGTCGACGCCCTGGATGGAGTCGCGCAGCTCATAGAGGTTGACGATGCTCTGTGACGAACCGCGCGGGTTGCTGGAGATGAAGACGGACAGGCCAAGTAGGTCCGGAGCATTGAGGGTGTTGTTCTCCGGATCGATGGCGAAGTCGACCAGCTCGGTGGCTTTGCGGCCCATGCCGGCGGTATAGCCGTAGATCAGATGATCAATCTTGGCCGGCGAAGTGTTGGTCCATTTGCCGATCAGCCTTGAGATGTCGCTATTCCAGGGATTCGCCTGCTGCGGCGGCGGCAACTTAGCATCCCAGTCGCTGACGATGTTCTTCTGGCGAAAGAAGTCGTAGTCTGCGTAGACCTCCAGCAGCGGCATGACTCCTGTCGGCATGATCGAAAAGGCCGCATCGGCTCCGATCCCCTCAATGCTATCTCCAAGATCGCCCATGTTGGCGCGGTCATTGTTCCAAAAGTGACTGAGCACCTGGGTGATTGATGTGCCGCCCAGGAACCCGTAGGTGTGCGGCTTCGGGATCCGCCCGATCCCGTCATACCCTGGGAACCGGAAGTGCCAATACGCCCGCTTCTCCCATTCGGGAATCTCTTGGTACTCTTCGTCATCCTTCATCAGCGCAAAGAATACGATCGACGGCGTGGTGACGTAGACGATAGTGTGGCTGATCCAGCTGATCGGATCCTCCTTGAATTTCTCGACAGCGCGCAGATTGCCCTGAATGGATGCGTTGAAGAACGCAGCGACTCGGTTGAAGGCGCGGGCCGTAGTGCCGCCGCGCTGGAAGTCGGTGGTTACGTTGCGCGCCTCAAAGCCGGCATAGGCGCGAGCCTCGCGCTCCGACATGTTCTCTCTAAGCCCCTTCTTGTGTGCCTTGAGGAATTCACCGACGCGGGTGCTGTTCTCCATGACATCGGACATAAACCGCATTCCCTCAATAGGGTTCTTAATCGTACTGCCGAGAATCTTCTGCACGCGGTTTTCGGTGGCTTTTTTCAGACTCTTTTGCACCTCTTTGCGGTCCTGCGCTGCGAATGTCGATTGGCCGGCTCCGGAAGCTTTGAACGCTCGGTACGCATCGGTGTTCAGCATAATTTGAGCGAGTCCACCGAACGTGTCCCAAAAAGGAATGAATCCGCTTTCCGATTGGATGCCGGCGGTGATAGTGTCGCGAACCGGATTGCGAATGATGAAGTTCGGCACCAGCGTGGCGCCAGAGCGCAGGATGCGCGCGGCCTGGATGAAGATGTTGACCTGCAACTGGCTGATGGCTGGATGCGAACGGGTCAGCGAATCGTACATGGCTGCGTCATGCATCTCATAGAAACGGCGCTTGCCGTCCACAACGATCGTCATTATGCGCTCGTTGTCAGAAAACCTGCCGGTCTTATTGAAGATGTTCAGGATTAGATCCGGATCGATCTCACCTGCCCGCGTTCCCACTTCAATGACTTCTCCGTCCTCCTCGAGTAACAACCGGAACTTTTTTATTTTCTGCCGTTTTGCTTTGATCCGGTAACGCTTCAGCTCCTTGATGATCTCTTTGATCATCACGTTTGATGGACGCAACGGAGGTGGCTCCTGCTCCGCAATGAAGACCCCCATCCCTGGCACTTCTGCCGCCTTGGCGATTGCAAGCATTGTGCGCTGCCGGAAGACGGCATGGGCAAACGTGTATGTGTTCTGCAGCAGCGCCTCAAATGGCGGGATCACTGTTTCTTCAGCACCCTTGGTGATCGCGGCCAGCGGACTCGGCGTTCCCTTCTTGCCGCCCTTTCCCCTGTTGTCCGCGCCGACAGTGCGGTCCAGCAGCCGGTGGAATGGGACATAGGCCGAATTCAGCCTAAGTATCGTGTTACGCTCGGCGTCAGTAATCACATTCTCGACCACAAGTGCTTCAAGCATTGCATCGGTGTAGTCTCTGAGTCGAGCGTTCCATTCAGCAGCCTGCTTCCCGAAGTCGCGTTCAAAGTCGCGCACAATGGCATGTGCAGTCGCTAGGTTCTCAGGGGTAACGAGTCCACGCGGACCCAAGTCCTGTACTTCACGCCTGCTTTTCAGATATGTTTGATACTGGACCGTGAGCTTCGCCTTGTGAACGTCGCGCAGCAGCGAACCGAGTCCTTCCTTGCTCAACTGGTTTCCTGCTAAGTCTTGAACGCCATTATCCACCCAAGTGCTGCCGTAGTCGACACTGCCGCCCATCATGCGCTCCATCTTATAGAAGTCGGCGCTCATCTTGATCTTCCCGCCCTCGTAGATCTCGTTCACCGCCTGCTTCAGCGGGAACAAATCATCAAGCCAATGGATCTGAAAATCCTGCCAGGTATCACGCAGGCTAGTCGGCTGGCGCGGATCCCAGGCGATATCAGCCATGCCCCGCTCCATTGGACTCATGCGCTGGATAGCAAGCATCTGACGCCGGTGAACCATTACGGCTTGATCCATCTGCGCATGACCGATCAGCTCGGTGAAGTACTGGTGGTAGGCTGGCGCTGCCTTCCTGGCCGCTGGCTCGTTGGTGACGTAGATCCTGTAGAACTCAGCAATGCCCTCAATGCGGAGCTTTTTCGGGTCCATTGATCCGCCGGCGGTTTTTTCGCCAAGTGGCGCCAGTTCGTCATCAAAGAAGGTGCCTATCGACTCGCGGATCCCAAGCACCTTATCGATCCCGTGACCGATTTCATGCGCGACTGTATGCATGTCGCCATAGGTCTTTGACCGAATCTCGTGGGACTCCTTATATCCCCTCTCTTTATCGATGATGATACCGCGACGAAAGAATCCCAGGACGTTTTTGGCGCGGACCTTGCCGATGGCAAGCTTAAAGCCAAACTGCTTTTCCAGCTCCTTGCGCATCTTGCGAATCGACTTGTTGGTTTCTTTTTCGTTTGGCAGATGCCCAAGAATCGGATACGGCACGAGTTCGGCAAGAGTGCCTGGAAGCGCCGCTCGGACATTCATCTCATCGATTGTTTTATCGGTCTTCGCGCGCTCCTCCTTTTCAAAGGTTTCGCCCGTGAAGGACTCGTCCACTTCCGCGTCGGAGATTTGGGTGCGGACCAGGATCCCGTCAGCGACATCAGAGAACAGCTGGAACATCGAATCGGTCTTGCTGATCGACACTTCATCAACGCCGACCTGTCTCATGGTGCCAAGCAGCTCAAGCATGTTCTGAGCATTGACGCTGCCAATGTATGTAGCCCCTTCGATGTTTGAGGATTCATAAGCCGACTGCTCTCCCGTCTCAAGGCCGTTCGCCTTAGCCGCGAGCGTCCCATCCTTGGCAATGTAGAGCGCCACATCAGCGGCCCTGGTTCCGCGTTCGACAACTGCAGCCGCCTGCGCAAGGATCTCCCACGCTTGGGCGGTGTTGAACTTCCCGACCGACTCTCCCGTCCTGGCGATCATCTCTTCGAGGTTTTTCAAACCAGCCTGCACTGACGAATCATTGTCAGTAGGCTGCTTTTTGAAGGTCTGTCCTTTTGAGGGATAGACAAAGATTGCCTTGTAGCCGTCACTTACGACAAGCCGCCCCTTGGAGTCACGGTGGAAATCGCTGACGATCTTGGCAGAACCATCGTCGGAGAGGAGCTTCTTAATCACCTTCTTTATCTCGGCCTCGACCCTGCCCAGCTTGCCCAGCTTTGGCACCTTGAGCAACGCACCTTTTTTCGCCTTGGATGGCTTCTCGCTTACCAGTGCGGCGAAACCGCCAAGCACCGGCGCCCTGCGAGTAACGACTGACTTCGGGCCGGTGGGAGTGTCGACGGTCTCCCTCGTATCCTTGCCGGCCTTCCGCGAAGTCTTCTTGACGTTCTCCCTGAATTGTTCGAGTGCCAATTCGTCGTTCTTGACCATGAACGTACCGTCATTGGGAACCTCAATCGTGATCACACCTTCGCCGTCAGGGCCGGCGGCAATAGCTTCGTCAACAGCCTTGTCAACGAATGCGACCATTGCCTTGCGGCGGGCAGTACCCGCGCGAGCTGTCTCGGCAGCGCGGGATGGGAGAGGAGACGGTGCCGCCGGCGCAGCAGGCGCAGCGGGCGCAGCAGGCGCCACCGCAGCTTCTCCAGTTTTCATAGTAATGGCTGGTCCGTCCAATACGAAATCTGTCTTGCCGCGCTTCACTCCGATACCGTGGTAGATGCCCAGAGGGACTTCGTCAAGCTCGCCAAGGTTCAGCTTCTCCTCAAGCGACTCAAACACCGATCCATCGTAATCCTCTAACGGGATCAGACGATATACTTGGATCATGCGGTCGTTGTCGACGGTTCCTTCATTCACAGCAACGTGTAGATCGCCATCGAATTCAAAGGCGTTTTTGATCTTGCCGGCGCGAAGCTGTTTCTTGTTTAAGCTTTTCGCGGCCGCAGCGGCTATCGCTTCACTCGGCGTGATTAATGTGTCAAAATCTTCAAGTTCTTCGGCTATCTCATCAACTGCCTCTACGTCTAACGCTGCACCCGCTTCGCGCAATTCGGCAAGGCTGGCGTCGATAGCTTCGATCTGCCTGCTAATCTCCGCGAGCCGGTCTGTATCCACAGCTTTGGTCTGATCATTTATTACGGCCTGTTGCTCGGCCACAAGGATGTCGCGCTCATGCCGCAATTCCGCAAACCGCCGGCTATTTGCCGCCAATCGCTGCTGTGCGGTCTCGGCGGCAGGAGCGGCAGTTTCAACTTCACCCGCCACCCTCTCATCGGCGAAGATCACCGGCACCGCCTCGAGACCCAACTGCTCTGCGGCCAGGGCTCGGTGGATGCCCTCCTGGTTGACGCTCCCGTCGCGTATCGTAAGCGACAAGACCTCGGCTTCATTGTTGCGTAAGTTCCCCAGCGACCGCTCCATACCCGCCTGGTCCTGCCGGCGGATGTCAAGCTGCTGCTCGCCGTCGAAACCCTGCCGGCTGAAAGCTTCAGACACTAGGCGCAGGTACTCGGCTGGGGCCATAAGCCTCAATTCGCCGCCGCCGGTGATAAACTCTTTATCGTTGGGGGTCGCGCCAGACTCCTCACGGATGGTGCCAAAGCCCTCGACCGTGTCGCCCTCTTTGGCGGTTCCCCGATCGCGCACACTGAACCGGGGCGCGGCCGCTGCCTCAGCGAATACCGGAACCGTGAATTGCTGCAGGTCAACAAGGTCGACCAGCTTACTCCGGCCGACTCCTTCAATCTGTTCAGCGACAAACTTGAATTCCAAACTAAGAGAATTCACCTCACCGTCCGCCACATCCTCGCCAGCGTTAATGCGACCTTCCAATGCGTCAGCCAATTCAAGAGTTGCTGGCTTGATCGTCAAGCCATTTTCGCCTGCATAAGCTTGCAAGGCACGAAAATGTAATATCGCCATAGGCACGGATGCACCAAGACCAAAATTCGGAAGTTTAAGAACGTCAATCGATGCCATTGTCGCGACTACACCGGATGGCGCCGGCGCTGCCGGAGCCTCATCAACATCCAACCCAATGACCTGCGAATCGCCAAACACTCGACGGAGCCTCTTGACGGATCCTTCGCCATCGAAAGACACATCAGCCTGCTGCGGGAACATGATGATCACCGCATCATGACCAGCGGCGATAATAGCTGCGCGCGCCTTGTCGCGTGCAGCATTCGCTTCCGGCGAACCCACTTCCGAATCCAATCCGATATTGATCAGATCTTCAAGCTCTGGGATCTGCTCTATGGCGTTTTGATCGGATGTAATAACCAGTGGATTCTTTGCCGATATTGTTAACTCCTGCACTTCACCAAACTGAGCAGCGGTGAGCGGGTCTAATGCAGCGTACAAGGCTGGGCCAAGTATCGCCTGTTCGCCACGACCACCCGTAATCGTCCCGCCGCCCGTCCCTCTATGGACTGCAACAGTGATCGGCTGTCCCGTTTCCGGCAATTTCCCTTCTGCATCACGTAGTACATCGGCTGCGTTCATCTCAGCCATGTGCCGCTCGGCCTTTTCAGGGGAAAAGCCTCGCCCCTCCAGCGACTCGCGCACTATCTTGACGAATTCCGGATCGGGCGGCTCAAACTTTACCGAAGTGAATTCTGTTGTTTCAACTGCTGCTGTTGCTGGGGCTGGCTCTGGCGAAACAAGCTTTCGCACCCTCACCAAAATATCGGCGGCGGTAGCGTCGGGCTTCACCCTAAACGATATTTTCGTGCGACCCTTCGCAGCGGTCCGCTGAATGATCACCTCTCCCGATTTGGTGCGCGTGATCGACTCCACTACAGCAGTGAGATCGGAAGGCACCGCTATATCCGGTGCTGCGGCTGCGGCTGGGGTGGTGGCTGGTGCTGGTGCGACTGCGCCGGTCGAAAGGAACGGCGCCAGGGATGGGGGGATCGTGAACGGGGTCGCGCGGATAGTATTTAAGATGCGATCGCGCCCAGGGAAACTACCACTAGCAAGCTCCTGCGATGTGGCTCCCAGCGATGATGCCTCTGCGAGTAGCTGGTTTGCGAGATTGTGGTCCACTTGCCCGCCGGCGACCACTTGTTCTTCCAGCTCTTGAGCCGCCAGCAATGCCTGGCTCGAAACTTCGAGCTGGTTGGCCTCTGCTGCGTTCAGGGTCGCTTCAAATAAGAGCAGGGCGTTTATCGCGCGGGAGCGTTCCGGCGTTGTCTCGCTGACGGATATGTCAGACAGTTGAACCGTCTCGCCTTCTGCTCCTTCTGCCTTGCGGGCGGCTATTGCCTCGTTCATCAGCGCACGAAACTTGGCCTCATATGCCGCTGCCGCTTCCTCGCTTATATTCCGGGCAATATTATCGCGCTTCTCTGATGCGGCACGGCTAAAGGCTGGGGACTTCTTGAAATCCTTCTCTGCCTCTGCCTCCATCCTTGCTTGATCAAATTCTACTTCCGGCGCAGCTTCTGCGGCAGCTTCTGCAGCTGGTTCTGCGGCTGGTTCTGCAGCCGGCAACTCCGGCGCTTCGATGTCGGCCAGGAAACTCTGCAGATCCCCAGCTACTTCGGCGCCTTCGGCCTGTCTCTTTACGTCCAGCTCCGCATCGATCTGATCTAAGAATGTCAGCAGCCCTTGCAAGTCCAGCTGGGCCTCTAAGATGCCGGATTCCTCCTTCTCTGCTTCCGTAAGCTTGCGGCCGCGCATAACAGCCTTCCTGGCGCGGATCCGCTTGAGATCCTTCGACAGCTTCTCGGCAATACGCCTCGCGTTTGTCACCCGCTCGTCGCCGCTGACGTTTACGAGACCACCAATGCTGGCACCAGGGATCTCAGCGATCGCCTCAAGGAAAATGGGGCCGACGCGGAACTCTTCGCCTGACGCCAGCTGCGCGACAGCTTCACCACCACCACCCCAGCCGCCCTGCGCGAGCAGTTCGGCGAATGCAGCGACAAACTTTTGTCGCCGGCCAGTGGCTTTTGCCATCAGCTTACCGGCCGTACCAACAGCGAGTGCATCAAAGATCGCAATGGGAATACCGCGCTGCAAGCCCTTCTTGCGGCCGCGCGCCATAAGTTCCTTATTCTCAAATGCTCTGATGATCGCATCGGGATCCTCAATGTCCACGCCCTCTTCGGCCATGATATCAACGATCGCATGACTGAACTCCAGAGTGCCACTGAATGCACCTATCGTAATCGGCACACCAAGAGGACCAAGGCGCTTGCCGAATGTGCCGGCCACAACGATACCTGGAGCAAACTGCGCAAGGCTCTCGGATAGCGTTTCTGTGAGCACTTGAACAGGCGCTTGGCGGAATGCCTCGACTGTCTCTTTAAGGGTCTTCGCCTGTCCGGTCGCAATGGTGGCTGGCGCTGCGGCAATCTTCGGATCCTCGACCAAGGCAGTGACCGTTGCGAGATCCTGTGCAGCTGCCGTTCCTGGCCGGCCAAGGGCAGACGCCAGCGCGCCTTCAAGAATGGCAGTTGCCTGGGAGACCCGCAAAGAACCGCGCGCCACCGATCTAGTCACAGTGCCGATCGATAATTTAGTGAACCGTTCGCCGGTCTCCTCATCGATGACGGAGGCAATCTCCGGATCCCGCGACTTAACGTGCTTCCGAATCAAACTCTGACGCTTGAGCGTTTGGTCGACCTTCTGAGCCAGCCGGAACGCAAGGGAACCTTCGTCTGCGACAGGCGGCGGGCCTAACTCTGGCACCGCGACATGCGCGCGCTTGATCAGATCAAGGCGATCGAAGTCCGCTCCATATTTTTCTGCGAAAACTCGCTCAGTATCCCTAAGCCAATTCTGCGCAACCTGTCGCTGCTGTGCGGGCGGTAGTCCTTGGTATGAGGGATCCTGCCGAACATCCTCAAACGGTATCGCTTCGGGCACATCACCCTCCCTGGGAGGCGCCCGCGTCTCCACGAGCACCCGCGTCTCCAGGACTGCCAGGGGGCAATCCTATTCTAAGCTTGTCTGCTTCCTGCAGGCCGGCGCCGCCACTGGCGTTGCCCAGCAACTCTCCACGGACCGAGTTTATGAGCTGGGCCTGCGTAGTCTTGTCCTCACGACTAAACTCCTCAAACGTGATCAGTTCTTCATCAAGCATCCCGCGAGACACAAGAATTTTAAAAGCGCGCCTGCGTTGATCCAGTGTTAGCGTGTCAAAGAAGGCTGTCGCTCCGATCGTCGGCGTTGGCTTGGCTGCGGCCTTGGCCTTCTCCTGTGCCGCGAACTGAACCAATGCTGTCCGCTCTGCGAGCTTTCTTCCCTCCACCATGGCGGTGAGTCGCTTCTCCAGTTCTTGGTTGATCGGGTTATTGTCCATCATCTTACCGATAAAATCTTCAAGCGGCATGATGACCTGCTGCGCATGCCCATTGTCATCGATGTCATTCACAGTGATTGAGGCATCGCGGAAAGAGGACACGCCTTCAGTGCCAATCTGTAGTGGCTGAATAATCGCATCAAAGAAACCAGCCTGCCGCGCCAATCCCTCCAGTTGCTCCTTCAAGAGCTGCGAGCCTTCGCTGTTAATCGTGCCGGCGCGCTCCCGTCTGACCGCATCAAAATATCCATGGCCAAGCGCCAACTCGTTCCTGGGCGGACTATTGACAGGCCAAGCGTTGATGATCTCCGTGCCTTCATTATGTGCGTCAACCTTGGTGAAGCCTGCGGTAATGGCGCGCGTAGTGAATCCCGCTAAGGCAATCCCCTCACCATCATCGGCTCCAGCCGCCTCGGCCAATTCAACAGCTGTTTCTTCAGCCCACTTCCTCATTGCTTCGTGCTTGATCGTCATGAAGTTTTCCAGGTTGATCTCTTCATCGATCGTGCCTTCGACGTTACGGATACGAGTGCGATCAGCCGTGATGAAAAGCCCATACTGATTGGCAAGGCGATCGGCGGCATCACCGCTACTGCGGGCACCACCAGGGAAATCGGACTCCCCCTCAAAGACATCGCCCTCACGGAAGATCAATTCAGCAAGCGCGTCCATGACAATCACCATCTCGCCGTGCGGTGTACCCTGTATCCTTTCGACGGTTTTATCAGTCAGGAGGTGCGCCGCGTTTTTCTTTTTCATCGTTTCGTGAACGAACCCAAGACTCTGCTGCTTTGAGTTATTCATCGCAATCGTAATGTCTTTATCAAGTGCAGCATTCTTGTCGTTGAATCTGAGCATGTCGGCGTCACGCTCTAGCTTATCAACCGCGTATTCTTCTGTCCGCAGGATGAGATCTTGACGGCGCTTCTGCTGCTTGCGCTTCGCAGACAGTTCGTCGCGGCGAAAGAGCAAGTCGTTGATGCCCTGACCGGCGGTGAATCCCCCTGGCCCCTGCTCTATCGTCAGGGCAATGGGGATAGCGGTCTCGACCACGCCTTGAGTGACATCACCCACTGCGCCAAGAAAGTTCTTCAGCCCCGACACTGCCCTGCTCCCTACTGTTGGATCACTAGCCATTTAATTGTTCCTCCAATGCATCTTGGAAGGTACGGACCCGCATGGTGCCGTCTTCCTGCTCAATAAAACCGACAGGCGCTCGACGGGGCGCTTGCGACTGGACAACGCCACCTTGCGGAACCTGCGTTGGTTCACCCTCCAGAAAATTGACCAGCCCGCGCGTTTGTTCGATGCTCTTGATCGTCGCCTGTACTCCGCGAGCAGTCTTCGCTGCGGTGCCAGTTCCGGTCGTGGCGCCTGGAGTGCCGGCGATCCCAGTGACAACACCCTTGCCGGCCTGCAGTACTGTACCCAAAGCCGAAGGCGGGGGTGCACCGGGGGTGCCAGCTGTACCCGAAGGCGGTGGTGCGCCGGGGGTGCCAGCAACGCCCTTTCCGCCACCAAGCCCCGCCGCTCCTTTAGCTGCTGCCGTTCCGGCTCCCGCCGGCGCTGCCGCTGCTGCCGCTGCCGGCGCTGCTGCCGCTGCCGGCGCTGCTGCCGTTCCGGCCGCTGCCGCCGGCGCTGCTGCCGGCCCAGCGGACACCGCTGCCGTCGCCGCTGTCGTCGCCGCCGTCGCAGTCCCAGTCGCCGTCGCCGTCGCCGCCGCCGAAGTGACTTGAAGTATGCCTGCTAATGGACCCATTCTAATGCCTCCATGAGTGAGCAGGGAACATCCACGCCATTGCGGGTGTAGATCCCCCGAATTGTTCCTGTTTTCTTGTAGCCCAACCGGTCCGCGAACCCGTGTATGCGGCGGTTAGTTTCGGGCAATAATAGGATGACCTGCTCATAGTCGGCGTCAGCCTTAACCCTTTCGATTGACAGCTTGGCCGCTTCCAGTGTGGGGGTTCCCCAGAACTGCCGGAAGATCGATATATGTCCTTCGATCTGAAAGTCGCTGAAGTACGTTGCGTAACAAAGGCCCATCGGCTTGCCGTCCGTGACCGGACAGTAGTAATAGTCCGTTCCCATAAGCCAGCGGTCGATCCGGTTAAACATCCCCGCAGGTGTCCGATCATCATCATCAAGCTGCCGCTGAATGTAATCAACAGCGAGCGTATTCCATATGTAATTGATGCCATCGTCATTCTTTGGCACCTCCATGATTTCCATTAGGTAAAGAGACCCTTGATGCCCCCTGGCTCCGTGGTCACGTTCTGTGTGATCGGCGCGGCCGTAGTCGCCTGCGGTGATTGTTGCAGACTAAAGGCAAGCAGCTGGTTGCGCTGATTGATGTTCTGCAAAAAGGCTTGATTCGATACCTCGGCAGCTGACTGCGCGCGCGCTACCTCAAGTCCGACCAACCCCTGCTGCTGCAAGCCGCCAGTGACGCCGCGTCGCGCCAAGCTGCGCTGCAGATCCGCAGAGCCGGCCTGGAAGGCGCGCTGCACGTTTGCTAAACCAACTTGCGCCAGTTCAGCGGTTTGGCCGAAGCCTTCAGCCGCTTCCACTCCTGCCTGCAGTTGCGGGAGAATGAACGAGCGAAACAGATTCTCTCTGCTCTTGAGTATCTTCGCCTGCTCAATTGAAAGAGTCGTTTCGCGGGCGCGTGTTTTACTTGATCCGGATCCCATTTTATTGCCTCCTTAGCTAGCTTCGCAGAAAGGCGCTCCGCGTTCGCTCAGATGGAATACCACCATGAACCCACGGATCTCGCCCTTTGCTTCAAATTTGAATTGAAACCGCTCCCCGCGCATACGGTCGTTGAAGAAGAGCGGCCGGTTGCCAGTCCGATCGCTCGTTGACTGAAATTTCTCAACGCCATTGGCGAAAGCAGTTACCTTCACCAATCCGGTGGCGTCTATCCAAATTGATCTTAACTGCTTTGTCTCATTAACGCTGTTGAACGAATATTCGGGACTTGTCCAGCTGAACTCCAAATCAGCGCCGGCATCTGTCACTTCTGTTTCCCCCGAAGCCTTGCGCAGCAGCAGCCGATCGTTGTCCTTGTCATATGCGGCAAGATCCGCGTCGAACGAACGCTTGTAGATGACCCGCTCCTTTCTGAAATCGATGCAGATCGCAAAGCCATCATAAAAGAGGAAGTAGACATCGTTGGCGACCTCGGCAAACTTCGCACCTTTCGGAAAACTGAAGGTGCCCTCGGTTAGCACCTGCAGGATCTCGGCCTGGAAGTCGGGAACGAACCCATACCGGCAAAGACCGTCATTGCTCATCCACACCGGCGCGTTCTGCAGATAGCTGATCGTCCGGTAATTGGGGCATCCCTGCACGTTGGGCAGCTGCCGATTGACGATGTCGGTAATGCCCAGGCCGGTAACCTTGTTGGTGTTGTTGCTGGTGAAGACCAAAATTCCGTCTTTCTGTCGCGCGATTCCGGTGACTTCATCGCGGAACTCAAGAAAGTCCAGAAAGCTCCAGCTATGCGGGCTGCTCTGTTTGCTCAGGTACACCCTGTCGCCCACAGCCAAATAGAACCGCTCGTCAACCTCCGTCAGAAACTTGCCGCCCACTCGCGTGAACGAACCGTCCTCATTGGATTTGAAGATGGGAGGATACGCCAGATGGCTGAGATTGATCTGACGCGCCGTCAAGATCTCTTCATCGCCGCGCGTATCAACATAGGATGTTGTGCCGACATCGATTGTATCTACAAAGAACAGCGCACCGCCGTCAGCGATCGAACGGAAAATATTAATCTTGGTGACTGCGCTCTCAACGGGCGTCGGGAAATCCGTAAGTACAATCTCCTGAAACCCGCTCACCGTGATCGTCAACAGCGTGACATCCTTCCAGAGGCGCCCGTTATCAGCGCCTGGAAACTGATCGGGCCGAACCGGCTGTCGACGCTCCGTCTGGGGGGTGCCGGCAAAGCTCTGTATGCACTCCCATGTCTTGCCGATGTAGTTGACCCGATCGCCGGCCGTGTATCCGTATCGCTTCCGATGGACATAGTGCGTGGTGTTGAACCCATCAACATCACCCTGAGTCAATACAGTAGCGACAATACGTGTATTGACTACAGAGAAGAGCGGCACGCTCTCTTGGATGAAGGGAGCGGACTCCCAGCCTTCAGGCGTCTCAAACGTGATCAAATACTTGTAGATCCCAGTGAACCGATCGCCAAACACATTCGGCTTGACGGAAGGCTTGAGGTTGGGCGGGGTCAACCCGAAGTAACCCAACGTACTGGTCAGCTCGCCGGTATCGTTATTTGAGCTGTAGAACTCTTCGCCAAACTTAACCACAGACAGCGTGCCGGTGGTGTTCTGATTATCCAGCTCCTCGACCGAATCGCTGGTCCGGACTGACGCACGAAAAGAGCGCAAGGATCCGTCAACGATGTCCGCATCAAGAGTGTCTGTTGCGAACTGCGACTTAAGCAGATGCGGTCGGATCCGATTAACTTCACCGCCGTTGAAAGTTTGAACGCCAAATTGTGCCATTTATGCAGTCGGCCTGAATACTGTGAATGTTACTTCTGTGGATGCTGGGATGTTTGCGTCGAACGTGTATGTAATTTCATCAGTATCGGTGATCTCGGCTGTCAGCAGAGCTTCGGTTGTCGTGCCCGTGCGAACTGTGGCCTGAAGTCGGTCCGTAACTAAAACACCTGGAGCGCCGCTGATCGCTTCGATTTCAGTGGCGGCGCCACCGCCAAGAATGTGTACATCAGATGCGATGACGAAATGCGAGGGCGGCGTGCCGACTCCATCCATGTCAAGCTGCGTCTTGCCGACTGATGCGGTATCCAGCTTGTCTTTGGTGATAGTGCCGGCCGCGATCTTTGGACCTGTCACCGCAAAGCCGGCGAGCTGGCCTGTATCGACAGACAGCAGCGCCAACTTGGCGGTGGTTACCGCCAAGTCGTTAATCTTTGCCGTGATGACGGCATCATCACGGATTGTAACTGACGAAACAGCTTCTGTTCCTGGCGTCTGATCCAGCTTGCCGGTCGAAACGCCCTCGTCTTTTATCTGCAGGACACCAAGCAAGAATTGCAGCGTGATGTTATCGGGGATGCCGATCTGATTCATCTCGTTAAGGATGAAGGCAATGGCTGCATCGACATCCGTTGCAGTCAGGACTGTATCAGCAGCGCCTTTAAGCGCACGAGTCGCCACGCGCAGCGGTATGTGAGACGCATTCAGCTTCTTAGCAGCCCTAGAGTCGCCAGTGGAAGTCGGCACAACTACAGTAGCATCCGTCCCTTCCAAATCGCGGTGAAGGTACTCCATTGGAATCTTTGTTTTGCGTATGTCTGAAGGCATTATGATCTCCTAAAAAAAGTATGTCCTGTTGCCTGTGTGATGTTGGTTCCAGCCCTTGAGCCGCCGCGCTGATTCGCGATTACGACGGGCAATGAATTTGGCGAGGTGCCTCTGGCTTTTGAGCAGACTTGCTTCGTCGCCGGCCTTTTCAAAGGCGCGGAACAGCGCGTAGTCGATGATCGCGCGCCACTCAACTATTTCGATCAGATCAGCGCGGGGGCAGCGAACGTACCAAACCTTTGCCTGCTCTTCCGCTTCGTAGATCGCGGCGAAGCAGCCACGGTCATCAGCAAACGTATAGAGATCATCTTCGCCGATCAGATCGGCCAAGCAGCCCTCTTCTTGATCAAACTCGACACCGTCCCAATACGCAACAACCCCCACTTCAGGGTTGGAGGATAGAATCGCGTAACTGAATGGCGGGACACCCACCGTTTCGGTAAAATGATAAAGCGTATCACGGTGGGCTGCTGAACGGTTGTACCGTGGCACAGAATTGCTGGGGTAGTCATCGGGGGAATTAATGCCCTCCACAACGGTGTCATTCGCTATATCATAGCGACTCGTGAAGATCACCGGCGAGTCAGCGGGGCCAAACCATACATAGTCCTTATCGCCCGCCAACCAGGTATTAGTCCCGCCGGTCAGACCGGTCGTTGCCGTGATCTGAGTTCCCAAGGCGTCATTAGCCGTATCGACCGCGTACAAAGACTCAACACCCAATACCAAGACGTTCGCATAAAGCACATCATCGACCCACACTGCGCCATACGTGTCATTGGTCGTGATCTGCGTTGCGCCAGAAGAGGGAAGGCGATACAATCCATTAGACCCTGTCGCCAAGTGCATATCTTCCCCGCCCTTGTCCTCGTAAGCCCATTGGTCAAACCCGCCCCCAGATAGAATTGTTGTTTCGGCAAAGCTCGTATGGGCGGTACGCATTATGTCGTTACTCGCCCCCTCCCACCAGATCCTAAAAGGGGTACACGGCGATAGATTACGGATAAAGGTGTTTGAGGAGCTTCCGTAGATAGAGGCGGTCTGGCCAAAACCATCGGCGCGATACAAATCAACAGAGCCGTTTGCTATGTATATCGCTCCACCAAGAGAGCCAGTATTATGGCGAAAGGGGATCACGGAAAAATCAGTCGCCCCCGTGACTCCATGCGTCCAGCTATCCACCAAAACAGGCTCAAGTCCATCAATATTGTAGCGACGTAAAACCGTCTCGCTTAGAACCCACAGCAACCCGTCCTGTACGCGCATTCTTTTTAATGAGTCATTTTCCAAATACACAACGGTGTGAATATTAATTGGCAGTACCTCGGTTGGCGCTGCTTCAATACTGGGAGACGGTTTTGGATAGAAGCGAAGCCGGCGCGGCCCGTCGAGATCCATGTAGTAATAGCTGGGATTCGGGCCTTCCGTCTGCCGGTAGCTGCTGCCGAACATCGACGCCAGTGTTCGTGAATCGATCGGGTCGACAATCAGCCCCTCCTTGTTCTCGACGCGAAGAACGTCCAGCAGGTCGTTGGGGAGATCGTAGACCTCTTGATTCTCCTTGCTGACAATCGGGAACTCGGCGCGCAGCTCGCCGGTCTGTCGAGCAAACTCCAGCTGCCCCTCGTTGAGATAATCGCGTAACTCATCGACGGTCCAGTAGTTGCCTTCGCAGTCCTGTAACGTGCGCTGTACGCGCGGGACAAGATCATCAAATATGATTGTGTCTTCAGGCATCTTGTTTCTTCCTGGCTTTTTTCAGCTGGGCGTCGAGCGTAGCAGCAGCAGCCGACACCGACTTCTTCTTGGTCTTGCGCTTATTGACAGGGGGTGGCGCCGGCGCTGCAGCCGCCATCTCTGCGGCAAGCTCACGAGCAGCTGCTATCTCCTGTCGACGCCGGCGCACATACGCTTTGCGACGGCGTTTCCGTGGAGCGAGCATTACTTCTTGGCCTTCTTCTTGGCCGGCTTCTTCCTGGCAGCAGGTTTCTTCTTGGCCGGCGCTTTTGGTGCAGCGACAGGCTCTGGGTTCTCAGCCTGCCGACGAATCTTTCGTCTGCGGTGACTCATAAATGGTCCTCCTGAGTAAAATGTTGGTGGAGCGCCTTTTGGGGTGGGAGTACCACAAAAGACGCCCCGCCAAATTTTTTACGGGTTCAGAATCGCTGAATCGATTCGGATCAACTCCGGAACGATGACGATCTTACCGCCGTCCATAGTACCGACGGTGATGATGTCGATCGTCAGAGCTGCCGACTTGGCATAGCCAGCAACGCCTTCAACAGCGGCGGCATCGCCAAACCGCAGATCAATGACATCGCCAGCGGCGAGGTCAGCAATCGGCAGCACGCCGGTCAGTTCGTCACCGCCTGACATCACGAACCGGAGGGATGTCCCACCGGTCACCGAATCCTCAACGATGACAGATCCACCAACCAACGCCCACCCTTCGGGAACGTCGATAGCTGGATGCGTGGAGGCGGTATGATACCCTTCGGCAACGATATCGATCACATACGCATCAGCATGGTACGGAGTCGTGTGGCGATTTTGTGTGCTCGCCTGACTTGTAACAGTAGCCATAATGCTTTTTCCTTTACGTTATGCTTCCAACTTAGTTGGAGGCGGTGATCACCTGTGCCACACCCATGTCGACGCCGTTAAACGTGACCTTGATCTGACCGCGAATCTCGCAACCATTGCTGGACAGAATCCGGCCGTGGTCGAGAACTTCTTCCGTCATCTCGGTAGTCTGCGCCCATGCGAGCACGGAGGCGTCACCGCCAACCAACAGATTACGAGCCAGCGTGTCAGAACCGTCAGCGAACTCGAAAACGCGCTCACTTGACTTCACGATCACGTTGTCCCAGACACCCAAGGCGCCTTTCGCGATCATGTCCTCGGCGCCAAGGCCGGCTTCGATGATCGAAAGGGCGTGATCCTTCCAGTCCTGATTGAAACGCAGATCGCGCGCTGCCTTCAGACTCACGAAGAGAATGAAGAACTCGGAGTTGCTCGGACCGACGCGGATGGGCTGCATCTTGTACAGACCGGAGGTCCGTGCCATGATGACTGAATCCTCAATGAGCTGCGGCGACATGATGTCGGTCGTAGCCATCGCAGCGGCCAGTGCAGTCTCATCAGAGTTAGCGGCCGTGACTTCGGCAGAGCTGTTACTACCGACTGCACGAATGCAGCGGCCGACGCCATTGACAGCATCCGTGGTGAGCGGGGTCGCCTTGTACGTCGCGGTGATCCCGCCCAGCGCATCGAAGATAACATCTTCGTTGTACTGCGCGAAAGCGCGGGTGATCTGGCGTGTATGTTCCTGCCGATAGTTAACCAGCGAACGCTGATCAGTCATCTTACCGCGCTTGCGCAACGGGAAATTGACTTCATCGACGGTGATCTGAAGAGGGAACTCCGCGATCTTGCCTTCGTTACCCAGAATCTCGACATCCTGACCGATAAGAGCATCGGCAGTCAGAAGAGCCTGCGGAATGAAGGTATAGATTTTGGTGTCGCCAGCATCAGCCTGCAGTTCGGTATCGACAACGATGCTCGCACCGGACCCTTTCGCTCCCATCATGCCACGAAGGCTGAAGAGACGCAGATGCTCCTGAAAGACACTGCGTGAATTGGCTATCGGATTGAGTACGTCACCGGTTTCCCGTGTGAACTCTTGACCCATTGGTCTACTCCATTATGTTGTGCGCTCCCCTATTGATTCCAATCGGGGATAACGCTTTGTAACACTTGATTAGGAGTCGGGATCGTCTTGTCAGTTGGTGCCCTTCGGCCCCCCTGACTGTTCACTCCCGACAGCGTGCGTGGGCGCGCTCTCGTTCGTGACGATCCCTTCTCCCCTTTTAGCTCGGCGAGAACTTCCTCTCTGATCCTCTCACGAAGACCATCGGGGTTGTCCCTGAATTCAGACTGTTCCTTCAGTTTTAAGCCGATCTCATAAGCCTCGGCCGCTGACTTGCCGTTCTCTCGCCACTCGGCAGCGAGCTGCCCATTGGTTTTGAACTCCGGAACCACGAAATCATTGATCACCTCGTCGTAATCGCTGTGCTGCTCTCGCAACTCAACCTCTTGACGCGCGAGGTTTTCGGTCTGCACCGCAGTTACCTGCGACTGAACCGTTGACATGGCTCGTGTTATTGCTGCTTCAGTGCGTTGCTGGATTAGTTCCGCGACATAGGTCGTTGCCTCTTCAGGGTCTTCTTCCCACTTCTCGGAGAACTCGCGCTTCCAATCATCCGGTATGCCGGCGTCTGGTTCGCCTGTCGGCGCAGTTGCCTGCGTTTCCAGTGCCAGTAGCCGTTGTTCCAGTGCCTTGTTGCGCTCGCGCTCCTCATTGAGTCGAGTACGTGTGTCGTTGAACCGCTTCTTGTAGTCATGGGCGTCATCGCCTTCGCCGGAATCCTCATCTGAGGGCGGCTCCTGCGTTGTCCTTGACTGCTCATCAGTTGCGACAGCCGATTCGTCTTCAACCGTTTCGGGTTCGGCAGACGGCGTACCATTCTGCGCGAGCGAGTCGATAAAGTTGTCGATTTCCTCTTCCTGTTCTGACAATGCCATGTTGCATCACCTTTCTGTTGTAGGCCGTTCCGTATCGGGAATCCGTTATGGGCCGATGTGGTTACGGGAGTCCACGGGTTGTTAAACGACTTGTAGCTGTTGCTGCACTGCCAGCTCCTGCTCTTGCTGGGCTGCTAGTGCCTGCTCTTGCCGTTGTCGTTCAAAGAAAATTGCTGTTTGCTGCAGAAGCTCCTGTTTCCCAGGCATGTCCGACAGCGTGATAATCAGCTGGCTGGCGATCTCCGGCGGGATGATGCCGCCCTTCGCAGCCTCCACTACCTGCGAAAGCTGCAGCTGCTTGACGGTGTTGAATTGCTCGACTTCCTTGAGTACCACATCGAAGTGGAGCAGGTCATCGATCTGATTGATCTTGACCATTTTGCCGGTTTCTTCGTCCTGGCGCTCACCGTTCAATTCGATGAAGTTGTTAAAGCCATTGATCTGCGTGATCCGTACCACTCGGCTCTCGTTGTAGAACTGGCCGATCAGCCGCAGCGTGATGTTCGCCACCTGCCGGCGCGTGAAGAAAAGGTTTTCGATGATGCTCGTCTGCATCGAACTGCCCTGCAGCAGCCGACTTGATTCCTGCAGCGCGCTGCGGGCGTTGGTGCCGCCGATCCCCAGCGTGGCATCGTTGACGCCGGATACGCGCTGGCTCATGGCGAGAAGGAAATTCATGTTCTGCATAAGCAGCTGAGATTCGTTGACATGATCCAGCAGCTGCACCGCGCCCAGCCGTCCTGGCTGAACCATGATGACGCCATCGGGCTTGGCGATCTCTTCACGCATCTCTTCGGGGTTGTCGATGGCGCCCTCTTCGGCCATTACCTGTCGGGCCGACTGTGCCCAGATGTACTTGGATTGAGACTTGTTGAGCGCATCCTGTATCGATAACAGAAATTCAACGATGCCCTGCGGCTCGCCCTTGCGGTTGCGGAAGGCATAGAACGAAATCAGCGGGAAGATGTTGGCCTTGTATGGCGAAGGATTCATCGCATCGTTATTGCCATCTTCGTCAGGATCGACGCCTTCCAAAAAGACGTTGGACATCCAAATGGTGTGGCGGATCTCGCCGGTCTCGTCCTTGTACCAAGTATCGTTCACGGCTACACGCCGGCGGCGATCGTCAAAGATTGTGTCGATGTCGACGCCGCGAGACTGAGCGGTATGCTCGTGACCCTTGAAGTCTGCGGTAACGGCGCTGGTCAGCAGGCTCATTTCCTGAAGGATCATGTCCTTCTTTTCGGGGAACTCGTCTATCAGCTGGTCGCGGTCCATCCACACCTGACGAATGATGAACCGTGCGTCAGTGGAGTCGGGCTTCTTGCTGTAGGGGTCCGCGTAGACCTCGTCCCATGGGATATGATTGACCTCGACTTCGTTGCGGCCAGACTCGTCATTGACGCTTACTTCAATCCAGCCGGCACCACCAATGACACCTTCTCGGAATGTTTTTCCCAGGTAATAGTCAAAGCTGTTGTCATCGAATACCTGCTTAAGCAGCTTGGTGAGGATGTCCGACATCGGCCCATCATCCGGCTCGCGGCCGACTACCTGGATGTCGGCGCGGCGCTGCTGCTCAAGGGCAAGGATCTGATCGACAGTTGGCCGGATGATGTTTAAGACGCTGGCTTGTTGGCCGCGTATCATCAACTGCTCTATGTCGGCAGCTGACCACTGGTCGCCATCGTAATATCGGTAATTAGCGGTATTCCGCTGCCGCCAATCCTGCTGAAAGAGTACCGCAGAGGATAGCATTCGCTGGAATTTGTGATCCGGAAACTGAAATTTTGCTACATCATCTGCCATAATTGCGTGATGAGAACACAACAACGACAATGCAAGCTACGTATCACCGGAAAATACAAAGATTGCTTTCTACAGAAGCTTCCAGCGTTCGGCAAGTTGCTCTTGTTTGCCGTGGGCTTTGCGCTTCTTGGTGTGCGTCTTGCCCGCCTTCAGCTTCCAATCGGCGTAGAAAGTGAGGATAAGCGCATCTGCAAGGTCTGGCGAAACGCCGAAATTCTTACGGATGTTGTCCTTGGGATCAACGTAGACGCAGCCGCCGCGATACTCGAAATTGGGCATTGCCAATTCTTTCGCCAGCTTGCGCATCTCCATGCCCTTCTCGCAAAAATGCGGATGCTGGTCGCGGAAGAACGCCCGCGCCTGCCACCACAGCCAATCGCGCAGCAGCCGACACTTGGTGCCGCCATCCTCCGGCGGACGGGTGTGGACATCGACCGGCAGCGCCGGAATACCCCAGCTGCGCAGGTTGCTGTAGACGCCGGCGCCGATACCGATCACATCGACACACACGTAGCGCGGTGGTCGGCCCTGCTCGTAAAGCTCCTGGTAGCGACCTCTGACAATCTCGCTGGTTTCGGTCGGATCGTTGCCATGCCATGAGACCACCTCTTCGACATTGGATCCCTGGCGAACGACATACGAACTGCGGTCGGTTCCCTGCCACGCCACATCCACACCCATCAGTCGCGGCCGGCTAACATCAAGGCTCGGCTCAGAGGCGAAGCAGCGGTCGATCCACTCCGACTTGATCAGCTGGTCCACTTCGCTGTGCGGGAAGTCGCCCAGCACACGGATGAAGTACTCTGGGCTGTTCAATTCAAATTCGCGGATGGTATCGTCAACGAACTGTTGACCGACGCGCCCGTTGACCATGATCGTGACCGGCTCGCCGGATGGACTCAGATAGGTGAGCGGGTAGCGGTTGTGCTCAAGGGTGTCCAGGCAACTCATCTTCATACAATGCCAGCGGCTCGGCCCATGGAAGCAGTCGTAGAAGTACCCCGAAAGCTTCGACGGGTTGGCGAACATCAATCCGCGCGCATTGGATTCGGAGAAGCTGCCCAGCCCTGAAGTGAAAATGCTCTTGTTGATGCCGGCAGCTTCATCGATCAAGAACAGCACATTGCCATGCAGCCCCTGCAATGCTTCGGGATTCTCTGGCCGCGCGGTACGCGGCTCGGCGTAGCAGCTGTCGGGCGCCTCGACACAGTAGAAGCGTTCGCTTGTCTGTATAAACTTGTCCCGCAGAAAGGGTAGCTTCTGCTGCTGCACCAATGAAATCTCTTTCCATACGTTGCCAACCGTCTTACTTGTCGGCGCGGTGCACGGGATTGTGACCGCTTCACCGATATTCCGGTTACAGGTGATGTGCCAATCCGCAGCAACCGCGAGCGTTCGGGTCTTGCCTACACCGTGACCACTGGATACCGCAACGAAGTTCTGCCGGCACAGGGCGCGTAGGATCTCGGCCTGCTGCGGCGTGGGGTATCCGTACTTGTGCGCCTGCAATGCTTCCACCCAGTACGCCACCGGATCCCGCCGCCAGCGGTGGATGTAAATCGACAGCGCATCGCGCAGATCAAGGATAGCCTTATTGCTTAACTGCATCGGCTACCCACTTGGCAATGTCTTCTTCAGAGAGCAGCGCGGCCTTGCGCTCCAAGTGGTAGTTGTTGACAACAGTCTGGACGCGACCAATAAGATTGATCAGCAGCTGCGGATCCGTGCCGCCACGGCGCTTGGCAATCATCCGACACTCTGCCATCATCAGCGTTTGCTGCTCCATCAAGGCTTCGACCTTGCGACAGTGAATCGCCAAAGCACACGCCTTCTGGCTGATATCGTCTATCGTTTGGAGTTGTTCAAGCGCAGCAGATAAGCTAAGAGCCTGGGATTGGAGGTCTTCGTCAAGGTCTTTCGGTTTGCCCAGGCGACCATGAAGAAATTGGGCTTGCGTCGATGGCGGTAGACTGTCAAAGAAATCCTTGTTTTCTCGTATGGCTTCAAGCGCCTGCCCCATAAGAAGCTGCTCAATCTCCGCAGTGGCCCGCCGGCTCTGTTCCAACTCACCGTTGCCGCCGCCGCCGACACGGTTGCCGGTTTTGCGGTGTTTCGCCATCTGTAGCCTCCTTCAGGGCAGGCCGCAGCAATCTGTTGATGACATCACCGTAGCTGCGAAAGTGTCGCTGCTTGCGCAGCTCCTCGACCATCAGCCACACATCTTCATCAAACCGTACACTCTTCTGTACTTTCATTGATTCTCGGCCAGCAATGTGGATTCGCGTTTCCCCGCTGGACCACTCGGACCCAGTCGTTGGGGGTAAAGGCCAAGCAGATCTTCTCCTCACCGTTCTGCACCCACACCATCCGGTAGTGAGTCGCTGCCAGCTGAGAACCCGATACGTTCTTTCTGCGCATGGTGTTCTCTGTGAGTATGACCTGACCTAGCATCCAACATTTCTGAGAACCCATTGACGACAATTCAAGGCGTGATACATTTTTTGGATGAACGAAGCAATCCCCGCCGAGACCCCTGACGAGATAATGAACCTTGCACGCGCCCGCCTGCCTATCCCGCTCACCGAGCAGCAGGCAACTGTAGCTATCTATGCGATAACCGACCGCTACGACAAAGCAGTAAAAGAGGCGTTCGCAGCGTCGGACGCGCTGACTAAGGTATGGCTGGAGATCGCCCTTGCTGAAGGCAAAGGTCTACAGTTCCCGCCTGGAGGAGGAACCAAGGCGATCGAAGAGGATATCAAAACACGGCTGTATAAGATGCGGCTAGCTATGAACTCCCAAGAGGCGAAGGAGTCGCGGCTTTAGTATCAAGCCAAGGGCCGTAGTGCCGGCTGTCGCGCATATACTCACAGGCTTCTTCCGGCGCGTAGCGCGTCACTTCCGATATTCCACCAATCGCATAGTACGCAATCGGATCCATTTGGATGTCGCGTCCCATCGAACGATCATGGACAATCCCGTCAATCTCCACCCAGGCATGGCCGTAGGTAACCCCCTCAAGCAACCCGCAGACTGGACAGATCTCCGCGTGGCACAGCTGGGCGGTCGTTGACCGACCAAATACCCACAGATCCATTATGTGCCTGCCGGCGGATTCGTAGCAATCACCGGTCGCGGTCATCACCCAACTTCATCGCATAAAAGGGCGTCTTCCATCCGCTGATTGATCCCCTCGCAGAATCGCTCAGCAACCGCATCGTCCATAAGATTCATCATGCACTGAATCCCCACCACCACCCCAGCCGCCCACATCGACGCCGGCTGCTCGCGCGTGTTCTGCGGAGCGGCGCAAACCTCCGCGCTGCACCCCTCCGACAGCATCATCACCGCAGCAATAACCCTGGCAGGACCACCGGCTTCGCTGAGACCCGAAACTTCCTCAACCACCTCGGCCGACTGCGCCAGCGCGGCAACCGTCGCCGCATAGGCACCCTTCAGCCGCTCGTGCCAATCACCTTCAACTGGTTTAACCATTATCTTCACCTCGCTAGCCTCAACCGTTTTCCAACAGCCTTGTATTCTCCCGTAGAGCTGCTCACCGTGGGCGGAGGTGGACCAAATGGTGGCACACTAACTCCCCCATACTGCAGGCCATATCATACCCCTGTCGTAGCCGTGATACAAACGGAGAAAGCAGGTTCACGGAGAGAAGGTGGCATTAGACATAGCGATCGCCCCCGCCGGGGTCCACGCCCCCCGCCCCTCCCTACTTCCTACTAAAAGGCGCCGGCAAGCTGCAGCCGGCAGCTGCCCCGCTGCCGGCCGGCAATAGCGTGCAAGGCTAGTGAAGCCGAGCCTACCGCCGCCGGCCGGTGGGGCTTACGGTGGCGATCGCCGGGCGCCAGGCGTCGCGGCCGGCCGGCCGGC